GGAACTCCAACAGCAGGTGATGGTGCTACAGGTATTACTTTAAGCTTTAAAACACCAAATGGTAAGTTGGTTGAAGATTATATAGAGAATTATTTGGCATTTTGTGTTAAATTTGAAATGTTACCTGATATGACTTATAATACAACATCACAGGGTGTTGTAGAAAATGTAGCTGACTTCACTATGCCTGTTGATGCTAAAAAATTAAGCTTTTTAAGAAATGAAACTTATAAGAAATCAGAAGTATATTTATTAAAAATGGAAGAATTTTTATCTGATAATAATGAATCATTCCCTGATTATGTTAACGAAAACTTAGGGGGTGTTTCTAAAAAAAATGGAATAATATTATATTAATATGGCTACAAATTTTCACACAGATTTACCAAACGACCAAATTCATTCACCAAAGGATTTTAGTATAGCTAATAATTCAAGTGTGATGACTAAGGATATTAACGGCAATCTTGATTGGGAGACTTCTTTATTTAATTTACAAACAGTAATGTCATGTGAGAGTGATGTTTCTGGTGCTTTACATAATAGAAGTTTTGTAATTTATCATACAGAAACAGATATTGTTGAATGTCATATTGCTGTTACAGGTGAAACAGGAACATTTACTCCTACTCCAGGGTACACTCAATCAACAATAACCATAGCCGCTAACGACACAAATATAACAGTAGCTGCTGCAATTAAGACGGCCTTAGATGCTTCTCCAGGTGGTTTTAGTTTTACAACAAGTGTTGATGGTGCTGGTAAGGTTACTTTTAGTGGCATGTCAAACTCTAAAGATACTGTAGATATTAGTACTGGGTTTGGTATTGTAAATACAAAAACATATACAGGTAAGCAAGTTTTATACGCTAATAGTTCTGGAGAAATATCTTGGAAAGAAGCAAGTACTGTTGTTACAGCAGCTCAAACAATGAGCCCACATTTCCATTGGGAAGCGGTTTTTATTAACAAAAGTATAAGTGGGAATAATGATTGGCATATAATTGAATACAAAGACTTCAACTCTAAAACACATAGGGGGAACTTGGGTACAAGTACCCCAACTTCATTATTACCTAATCAGGCTTTAAATGCGTCAGTTTTTGTAGCAAACAAACCTATATCTATAAGAACTTTTAACGTAGCTTTTGCTGGAACAATAGCTGGGGAGACTGTGACATTAATGTTATTTAAAGCTACTCCTGCTACAGGTACTGGAGCTTGGACTTTAACAGCTATAGATACACTTTCAGAGACACTTAGTGGTTTAGAGGTTATGTTTGAGACAGGAACTTCTGGGGGAACTTTGGCTGTAGGTGAAATATTGATTCCTATAATAAAGGTTAATACAACAACATCAGGAGCTTTGATGTATCAAGCTTGGATTGATATGGATTATATTTAAAAATAATTAATAACTAATAAATAAAAAATAAAAAATGGCAACAACAATAGTAAACGCAACATTCACAACAACTGTGACTGACTCTATCACATTGAATGGTAAGAGTTATGGTAATACAAGTACTCATTCTGTAGGCTCTTGTAATGAGGCTTATGAAAGAATTTTATCAATACCAGCTGCTTCTGCGACACAAGAATTTATACATGTTCTTGGTGTAACAGCAGAGCCAGATGGTGCTGGTGATGTTACTTTCTCTGAGTTTGAGTATGCAAGATTCACTAATTTAGATAATGAGTACCCAATATGGCTTAAATTTGCTAATATAGCTACACTTACTACAAACCCATCAACCGCAACAGAAGCTTTTTGTATAAAATTAGACCCAGGAATGAGTTATGTTTGTCCAAGTGGTCAATGGATTGCTACAGATGGTGATATATTGGTAGCTAACATAATTACACATGGTGGAGCAGCTGGAGATACATTACCAGCGGCCTTTGTGGTTTCAGCGGTAGCTCATACAGCAGTTTGTGACTTAGAAATGTTTGTAGTAACAAAGTAATGAAAAAGGATATAAGTAAATTTTTATATTTATTAATAATGGCTATAGTTTTCAGCTGTAGCCTTGCTTTTGGACAGGGTGACTTCTTTAAATACTCTACTTTTTACACCTCAATGAACATGAATACGAGTATGATTGAGAGAGAGGATTATATGGCTATAGATAGGGGTTATGAGGATATTACGCAAATTAATGAATTTGATTATGCCCTAACATTTGGTGTACGAAAAATAGCCAGAATGGATTATGAGTATAAGGTTAAGACTTGGTATTATGGTGATGAAAAAGCTGTTTCTGATAATGTTGCTATTGGAAACGCTAAAGGATGGGAATATCTACTTAACTATTCTTTTATAAGAAATAGGGGAGAAAAATTTACAGAGCAAAATTTTTGGTTGAGGTATCTTACTGATAAGTGTGTAACAAAAGTCCAATATAAAGATAACCAAAGGGTTAATCTAAAGTACATAACTTTTGATAGTAGATATAGGGTGACTCTTGGTAAACTGGATATAACAGCTGGGGTGTGTATGCGAACACATCCAGCTTATGGATTTTTACCGATTCGTGACTTTTGGACTCCAGGTGAGTCGTCCTTTGCTCAACTTGCTAATGACTTTGGATATAGTTATGAATTTATCAATGGAGACGTTCATTGGTTTGAAGGTGATGAGTTGTTAGCAACATCAAGTGATGAGTTTTATAAACATTATTTTGGTGACGCTATAGCTGACTTTAATGAAAGAGAGCTTGAAAAGCTTGGTTCACAAAAGGAGGTTAGTGCCATTTTTGGTTTATCTTATTACACATATACTCCTAAGTTTTGGTTACATGCTTGGGCAAATGTTTTACCATATCATCATGGATTAGATGAATATTCTTTTGATTATGAAGATGGAATGGTAAATAATATGGACTGGGATTCAGGTATTGTTATGGGATTAAGGGTTACAAAACATTTAGGTATTTTCATTGAAGGACTCCACCAAAGGTATTGGGGTAAAGAGGTTTTTGAGTGTAAATTTGGGTTTAATTATTTAATGTTTTAGTTATGAAAAAATTAGTATTATTAGTATTATTATTATCTGGTTATGTTTTTAGTCAAACGAATTGTGAATTATGTGTTGAACAAGGTGGTTTCTATTGTGGAGATGATGAATCTAATTGGACTCAGTATAGTCCTAATGGTTGCGTTCCTAATGGTTATGGTGGTTTATTTTATCTTAATGATGGGTGGAGTGATTGTGGGGATAGTTCGGATGAGGATTCTGCGACCCCTACAACTATGGAGGAGTGTAACCCTTATGTAGAGCCATGTGATACTATTTATATAACTGAGTATGAAACTATATTTGATACTATAGTTGAGGTTCAAGTTATAGAAGAGATAGACACTATGTTTATATATGAGAATATTTTAGACACATTATATATAACTGAAATAGAATACATGTATATAGAAGAATATATTGATTGTGACACAGGTATGCCTTGTAATACATCAATGATTGAATTAATTAATAAATCAAAAGAGGATAACAAAATATATGACCTTTTAGGTAAAGAAATTTTAAAACCAAAGGGGTTGTACATACAAGATGGAGAAGTAAAATATAAACTAAATTAAATTAAATTATGAATATTATGAAAGAAATGTTAATGAAAATGTTTAAGTCAAGAAAATTCTGGTATGGATTTTCTATAATTATGGTCATTATATTCTCAGATAAAATGGGAATTAGTGATGTAAAAATGAACACCCTTTGCATGGTTGGTGTTGCAATGATTTTAGGTCAAGGCATAGCTGATATTGCTTGCATGGGAAAAAATTGCAAAAAATAACAATCAATTAAAATGACAGAATTATCAGAAAATACTAAATTTGATATAAGTCTAAAAACTTTAGGTGGTATAGCAGCCTTAATAACTACTTTAGTAAGTATGTGGTTTGCTCTAAAAGCAGATATAGCAGAAGCAAAAGAGCTACCAAAACCAGAGATTAATAGAGTTGAATATGACCTAAAAGATGAAGCTATAAGAAATGCGATATATGAGACACAGAGTGATGTCCAAGATATTAAAACTCAGCTTGATAAAATAGACGAAAGATTATATGAAATGGTTAAGTAAAATATTAATAGTATTTTTGTTCTGTCAATATTTGACAGCTCAAGAATTTATAACAGAAAGAAACTACGAAAATAAAATTGGTAGTGGAATTGTTGTTGTAGAAGTTTGGGCTGAATTTAATAAAGCTAATGAGGTTTCTTGGATTGATGATTTAAAAGATTGTAAATCTTATAGAATTGACATTCAAGAAGCTTCAAGCTTGAACATAAAAACTATTCCAACAGTTATAGTTTATAGCTCAGGAGAAGAGTATAATAGGTTTAAGGCTAATATAATGTTAGAGTTAGACGCTACAAAAAAAGAATTACAAAATGTAATAAATGATATAATCCTATCTAAATTTGAATGAAGTTATCTAAAAATTTTACATTAAATGAGTTTCTTACCAGTAATATAGCTACTCGTAGGAATATTTCAAATGAAGCTACAAGCAAAGGTATAATTCAAATGCAATTTTTATGCCAACATTTACTTCAGCCAATTAGAGATGGTTTAGGGCCTCTTCGTATAAATTCAGGTTGGAGGTCATCCGAGTTAAATAAAGCGATAGGAGGAGCTTATAAGATTATTGATGGCAAGTATGTTGCAACCAGTCAACATTGCAAAGGTCAAGCTGCTGATTTGAAATTTGTAGATAGTGATGGATGTGTTGATAATCGTCAAATATGGGATTATGTTTTATTGTCAGGTCTTGAATTTGACCAGATGATTAATGAATTTGATTACTCTTGGATTCACATATCATTCAATCATGGTAAAAATAGAAAACAATTACTTGAGGCATATAGAGGTGCTAATGGTAAAACTAAATATAAAAAAGTATGATTAAAGGTTTTATAAAGTCATTAGTTGGTGATGCAAGTCAAATTATTGATGAGGTTGTTACAACTAAAGAAGAGAAAATAAAGTTAAAAAACGAAATGAAGAAGATGTTGTTAGATTCTGAGGTTGAGTTGCAAAAAAATGTAACAGAAAGATGGAAGGCCGACATGAACTCTGATTCATGGTTAAGTAAAAATGTAAGGCCACTTACACTTGCTTTTTTATTAATATCAACTGTTTTACTTATATTTATAGACGCAGGATTTATTGATTTTGAAGTCAAAAATTCATGGGTTGACCTCTTACAGCTCGTTATGATTTCTGTCGTGGGAGCATACTTTGGGGGTCGTTCATTAGAGAAGATTAAAAAATAATACTTGCATTATATCATTTTTTTTCTTTACTTTGTTTAAACAAAGACAAAACAAATGGCTAAAAATGGACAATTCAGACCAAGATTATCTAAATCAGAATACGAAATATTAAAAGCTCATAGGAATAATAATAATGTGGGAGTTATAGGTGACACCCATGAACCCTTTTGTCACCCAAGCTATAGAGACTTCTGTTACGAAGTCTTTTCTCGTTTTGGTGTATCAGAGATAATCCATATTGGAGATGAGGTAGATAATGCTGCCCTGTCATACCATGAGAGTATGGTTGAGATGCCTAACGCAGAGAATGAATCTGAGCAGGCACAAAAAGCTATGGAGAAATGGTATAAAACATTCCCTGATGTTAAAGTTTGTGTAGGTAATCATTCTGCCTTACCTTTTAGGAAGGCTACTACAGCAGGAATCCCTAATAAATTTCTAAAAACTTATGAGGAAATATGGAACGCACCAGATGGATGGAAGTGGGATTTGTCTTGGGAGATAGATGGTGTATTATATGAGCATGGAACTGGAAGTAGTGGTATATCAGGTGCAAGAAATAGGGCTATAGCTAATAGGCAATCTACAGTTGTTGGACACTCTCATTCTTTTGGTGGGGTTTCTTATATGGCCTCAAGAAATGATATAATATTTGGAATGAATGTCGGTTGTGGTATTGATGTTGACCACATGGCATTTTCTTATGGTAAGAATTTCCCAAAGAAGCCAACTTTAGGTTGTGGGGTTGTTGTTGATGAGGGAAAGACAGGTATATTTATACCAATGGATTTAGGCAGAAGAAATCTTTATAAATTTTAGAAAAAAGTCCTGAAGAAATGCCTTTTATAGGGTGTAATATGCTGATTGGTAGTAAAATGCTATTTTATGGGGTAAAAAAATCCTGAAGAAATGCCTTTTATATAGATTATTCCAAAAAGTTCCTGACTATTTGAAATAAAAATTGTTATTTGTTTACAAAACAAATTCTATTCTTAGTTTTGTTTTGTTTTGTGTTTTTAATCTTCTTAAGAAAAGGGTGCTATTCAGTTCCCTTTTTTTTTACATAAAAATTTGGTGTTTACATTTTTTTGTTATATGTTTGCTTTAAACATTAAAACAAATTAATATGAAAACAAATAAACCTAATAATTTTACTATACTATTTATTGATAATGAAATTGCCTATATGAAAGATGGTGATGGATATTATTGTTTAGATTTCTATTATAAAGAAAAGTCATTATTTAGAGATTATGCTTGTGTTGAGCCTATAGATATATATACAGATGAAGATGGTGATATATGTAAAGAATATGATGATGATACATGGGATTTGGATAGTGATGTTATAAGACTATATATAAAAGAATATAATAAAGATGATATTTATGATGATTTCACCTCTATCCCTGACAATGATTGTGGTATTTTTAAAGTTGAAAAAGATGATGAGTGGTGGTATGGTTTACCTGTTTCTGAAAGATTAGATGAATTAGATGATATAGAAGTTGATGGTATCTGTCATAATGATTATCCTAAATATACAGATGCTTATATAAGTGGTGCTACAATTTTTGATGGCTTTAATCAAAGAGAATTAACCGAAGAAGAGATTGAAATTGTAAATGAAGATTATGATTTTGTTTACAAAAAAGTCATGGAACATTTATTCTAATAATGTTAATAACTCAACAATTTATATCTGTAAATAAAAATAATTGTTGAAAAATTTGGTAGTTTAAAAAAAACTACTTATGTTTGTAGAAACAATTAAAAATAAAACAAAATGAGTAATAAATTATATGACATAGGATTAACAATTTCAGAAGTAGTGTCTGTTGAGATGACTATTCAAAAGGAAATTGATTCATTAGAGAAACAAATAATACAAACAATAAATGATGTTCAAGATTTAAGTCTATCTGAGGTTATTAGAGGTGGTCTAAGGCAAAACTTAGAGTATCAAAGGGGTAAAAGGGCTAATCTACAAGATTCACTTATTAAATTTGGTAGTTCAAGATTAAATAAATAAAGTTATGAGAATAAAAATAGAAGATTATTATGGTAATGATATAGTAGTTCTACACATTAAAAACACAAATCATACAGAAGAAGTTTTACATAACATTATTGAAACAGATGAATATAATATAGCAGATGTAGATGAAGATGAAGATGGAGAATATATAAGAGTACAATTAACAGAAAAAGTGTATTATTCAAAAATAAAATACGAACTTTAATAATAAATAAAATTATGAAAAAACAATTTGCAAAATATAATAGACATTATAAAAATAATGCTGAAGGTCATATTTTTCTACAAAATAGAGGGGATTGTAATGCTACTCTTTCAGTTTCTTGCGTTTCTCAAGAGGGGTCTGTTGGTATATCCCAAAAAGAATTAGATAAATATGCAGAAATTATGGTTAAGGCATTAAACGAACATGCAGATAAAGAAAAAGAATAATTATGTTAATAAACCCTAAAATAAAATTATGAAAGCATTTTATAATCAATCTAAAATAATTATGTATTTAAACGAAAATGATAAAAAAAAAATAAATGAGATATTAATAAATCATGCAGACACATGGGATTGTAAAGAAAAAAGAATATATAATAATTTATTAATCAAATTAATTAAAGAATTAAATAAATAAAATTATGGAAAAAAAAACATTGAGACAAAGATTAAAATTAAGTGTAGTTAAATTCTCATATCTAAAAAAGAATGGTGAAAAAAGATATGCTACTGGTACTAATAATATAGATTTACTAAATATTGTTTTTGGTTTAAATATTAAATCAAACGATTCTAAGAGTATTACAGATGACCTTACTATATATTATGATGTAGAGAAAATGGGCTGGAGATGTTTAAGGAATGAGAATTTACTGGAAATTATTAACGATTAATAAATAAAATTATGGAACAACAAGAATTAGTAGAGTATTTGGTTTCACAAGCAAAAAGTGAAACAGTAAAAAGAGATTTACAAACTATTAGTGATAGATTATGGGAAGAAATAGACCATACTCTTTTAACTGAATTAATGTGTCTTATTGTAGAGAATGAACACAAAATTATTAACTTAATAGAATAAAATTATGAGAAACGATTTAGAGTACGCAAATTCTCAACCAAATGAGAATGAAAAGAAATATAAATTAACAAAAAAGAGATTTGCAGATTGGTTATTTTCAGATAGTGATGATGTAGAGTATTGGGGTAGGAGATTTGTAAGTGAATTAAGAGATGAGGGGGAATATAGTATAACATTACAGGAGATATTTGATGAGAGAGATGAAGTGCCTGTACATATATTAGAAAATTACTCTGACATCAATGAGAAACAGGTGGATGATTGGGTAGATGAAGTATGTATAACAGAAGTTGAATTAATAGATTAATAAATAAAATTATGAAAAAAGAAATAACAACAGATTTAGGAACTCAAATAAAAAACTACATAAGATGGTTTAGAGAAGAATGTTCAGACCAAAATGATGAATTAGAATGGTTAATTAATCTTGCAATAGATAGTGGGGGTAGGACAAAAGATGATATGATACAAGTGTTAGAAGATAATTATAATTGGTGTAAATCAAATAAATAAATAAAATTATGGAATTAGATAAATATAAAGAACAAGAAAAAACTTGGACTAAATTATTCTTATGTCAAGAGGGTACAGAATTATTTCAAATGAAGGCAAAGGACATGGAACAAGCACAAGAATTTGCACAAACATATAATGCAGTAGTAATTAAAGAATTAAATAAATAAAATTATGGATAAAGATATTTTTAAAAAACAATTAAAAGCAAGTTTAGGAGATAGACTTATTGATGGTAGTGATGATAATAATACTATTATTATGAAATTACAATCTGAGGTGGAATGGTATAGAACCTATGGTCAATTTATAAACGCAAATTATTCAAGTATAGATGCAGAGGCATGTGCTTATGCAGATGGTGATGATGATATGGATGGATATAATAATCAAGAAAAATAAAATTATGATAAACAATTTGATATGGATATTTATATTTATATTTATATTCTTTGCCTTTATAGGCATGTATAGTGAAACTAAAAACTTAAAATAAATAATTATGGAAAAAGATAAAAAATTTAAAATAGACAAATCAAAAGATATATCAAGTGATTTATTTCATTATATACAAAGTAATTTGTATGATGAGGAAATAATATTAAGTGATAAGAATGATAATACTATTGTGTTTAAATGGAAATTTGAACCTCAAACGGCTGGAACAGAAACGCAAAAATTAGCATATCAGACTATGAAAATTACAGAGGTAGTTAATTTTCTTTTAAAAAAAGTTGATGAAAAATTTGGTGAGTCAAAATAATTGACATATCTTTATTGTATAAACAAATAAAAACAAAGCAATATGAAATTACAAGATAATATAATTAGAGAAAAATATAGTAGTAGAGGTGGTGGTATTGAAATAGATTTAACACCATACGGCTATGAAGGTCAAAAGATGAGTGCTTATCAGAATTATTTAGGTGGTGGTATGTTAGGTGGTATTGCTAATGATTGCACCATAAAAGAATGGAAAAACGATATGAAACTAATAGACAAAGCTTTTGAATTAAAGATTTTGTTTTGTAGAAACATGGGATTAGATTCATCTTTTTTAGATAACGGCAGACCAGTTTCAGCATATTAAATAAATAATATAGGGGGGTTGCAATTAATCAATTAATAATGTCCAGTTATACTTTGTGGGAGATTGCCGATTCCCCCCTATTAATATACAAATAAAGTAAGAGGGCTTTTTGTTTGTTTGTTGTTGCCCTCTATAATTAAAGGTTGGCTTTAGGAGAAACCAAATCTGTAAAAATAAACTATAAGTCGTGTTTGTTTTCCTTTAATTTTTTTATCAAAAAAGTCCTGAGGATTTTCTTTTATAGGAACGAAAAAAGTCCTGAGGATATTCCTTTAATAGAGAAAAGATTTTTTTTTTCGGTCTCTTCTTTTTGTGTGGTGGTGTTTGTCCACTTTTGTCCATTACTTCTGTAAATATTATTATTCATAATTTTATAAAGTTTATCAAACGTAAGAATAAAAAAAACTTTTTACAATTACAAAAAATTAAAAGATTATTTTTTTTTCAATCTGTTAAATAAAAAAAATTAAAAAAAACATCAAAAAAATTTGGTGATTAAAAAAATGCGTTTTATATTTGAATATTATTAACAAATAAAAAACTAAAAACATGATACAACAAAAAAAATATTTCCAGAATTTATACACAGATAATAAAAATATATATTCATATAATACTAATGTCGCAACAATAGACCATGTAAATAAATTAGTAATAGTAAAAAATTGGTATTCAGTAACTACAACAAAGCATATTAATTATATTGCAAGTCTATTAAATTATAATACTAAAAAAAACTATTAAAAAATTTTGTAGTTAAAAAAAAAGTATTTATATTGCAAACAAATAATTATTAATTAAAAAGTAATTGAAATAAACAAGACAAAGGCGAAAAAATAAGTTTATAGAAAACACAAGCAGTCGCAACCTGAAAACAATTACTTTTTTTAAAACAAACAAAATGAAAACAATAAACAAAACAAACAAATTAAAAAATATATTAAACAATATACATTTTTTTGCTGGTCTGTCCTTCTTTGGCTGGATTATCTACAATGTAATAAACAATATATAAATAAACAATTAACAAACAATTAACAAACAATTAAATAAAACATTATGAGAACAATTACAAACAATTTAAGAAAATTAATATTAGTATCAATTATAGTATTTACTTTATTAGTAGGCAGTTCGTTTATGTGCTGGGCTGTTGCTGTTGACTGGTCAAGCATTGGTTTATTCGTTGCTGGTGGTGTGCTGGTTCGGTTCGGTCATACTCTACTAAATACAATCAATATTAAATAATAATAATAATAATATAAAACTATAAACAAATGAAAACAAATGAAACAAATAAACATTGTATTTACTTTGCAGTAAATAAAGACAGACAATTAAAAGAAGTCTTAATATATACATCTCTTAACTATGGTGGCTATTCCTTAACGCTTATGCAGGGGGGATGGATTAACGGAAGTACTGGAGTACTTGAGGAAGAACCAAGCTATAAGATGGAAATAATAACAGACAAAACAGAAACGGAAGTATTAA